GTTTAATACCTCTTTGTATTATGTATTCAGCTAACATGGTATCAAATACTGCACCATCATACTTGTATCCACACTCCCATAACCACATCAAGTCATAGGCTATGTTATGTCCTATCAATATTGTTGCTCTGTCTAAAACTTCCTGTAAATATATTCCATCAGGTACATCCATATTAAACAAATGTTGTTGTCCATTATCTTCTAGACAACCTACCATTATTAATTTATTTGTAGGTTCAAATGGGTCAAGATGTAACTTACCATCTCTTTTTGTTGTTGTGTTTTCTACATCAAGAGTTAGCTTCATAGATACCTCGCAGTCAAATAATCTAATTCACAATGCTGAACACCATGCCATCCTGATAACTTATTCTTAACAACATTTAAATGTCTAGCAGGACTTTCTTCCTCTCCACCATCAGGATTCTTAACTGTATCTTTTGCTATTAGAATCATTAAATCTGCCTCTGCTGCCTTACCTGTTCTACTACCTTCCATCATAGCCTGATTAAGATAAACTTTACCCTCTGCCTCTGCAGATAATTGCGACATATAAAACATGGCACACTCATGCATCTTTGCAATCTGTCTTGCATGAATTGCATTTGCCTTTAGTGCCTCATCAGGTCTAGCAAAACCACCTGCCTTTGCAAACTTATCTCCCATATCTAATATTACTACATCAGGTTTATAAGATTTGCAAACACTTTCTACCCAATTCATATCTCTTCCTGAGGCATCCTTAATAAATATGTTCTTTTTTACTGCCTCATACTTATCTCTTGCCTTATCAGGATTTTCTTTTATCTCATGCATTGTCATGCCTGTAGCTGATGTTAAGTATCTTGCACCAACTCTATGTGCTGATTCCTCATTACATAACACAACACATCTAGCACCTTGATGTGCAAACCCACCTTGTCCTGCAACAAGTGAGGCATGGAATGATGTCTTGCCTGTATTTGGTCTAGCACCTATCTCAATCAAGTGTCCTGCACTCACTCCCTCTACCTTCCTAGTCAATGCAGGAATATTAAATATCCACTTTGCCTCTAAACTATTCTTAGCTATTAAAGTTTCTAAACTCATGTCATCCCATTCAATATTTAAATTAGGTGTAAAATCATCTCCATATAATTCCAAAATATTACGAATGGGTTCAAGTGAGGATTGAGTACCATTAACATAGTCAAAGCCAATATTAGCAATGTCCTCACCAACCACCTGCTGAAATAACTTAGATAATACTTCCTGTGCGACATCTTCTCCAAGTGGATTCTCCTTTTTTATTTGTGTAAACAAACTCAAGTAGGCTTGTTTTTGTGCAGTAGTCATTGATGGATTACCTGATATAAACAAGGCTTCAATCTCATCAGGTGTTACTGTTCTTTCATATGTGGACATAGCCTTGTCGATAGCCTGTTTAATTTTTCTTACATCTTTACTAAACAATCTATCAGGACATTTTGCTCCTCTATGTTCATCATAGAATTTTTTGTCCATTAAACTTCTAATTAACGATAGTTCCATGTTGTTTCTCCTTAGGGGTTAGGTTGTATAAATTATTTAAATCTTCTTCGTTTCTATATTTTAAGTCATCCTTTAATTTTAAAACTCTTACATCACTCACATGACCTCTTAACTCTTTTGCAAAGGCTAGTGTCTTGGGCATTGCATCAGGGTCTAGTGCTATTATCACAGTTGAGAATTGCGATAGGTACTTTCTATGTGATTCACTTAATGATGTTCCCAACACAGCTACCCCTACAAAAACATCACCACCTACAACAGAGGCACTTATGCAATCCTCAACCACGACTCCCACATTACCACAACCAAAAGAAAAAGGCAAGTTATTTTTTCCATACCTTTTCCATTTAGGTAATCGAAAAGTTGTAGAACGACCAATGGCATCTACAATAATCCCATTATCCTTGATAGGAAAAACAATCCTCTTATCTTTGATGTCATAGTAGAGTGGTATTCTTTTATAATCAATTCCATATTTACTTGTAAATTTTATAATCTCAGGTCTATCTGCATGATGAACTATGTACTCAGGCATAGTAAATGTATCATCTAGTTGTTTAACTAATTGTAATGATGTCTTTATATCATCAACAGATAAGTGTATTCTTTTTGAACCTGACAATCTACAAGATGCCTTGTAACAGTTCCATAAAAGATTGCCCATATTATTTGTAACACTAAAAGTTTTATATCCATTACATTGTGGACAGTTATATCTTTTACTTTCTCCTACATTTAAGTGTAAATCATTTATATATGTATATACATTCATATGTGTATCACTTAATATGTATCATTTAATTATTAGTATCGTAATTTTTTCTAGTTGTCAAGGCTCTTTTTGCACTTTCATAAGTATTTTTCATGTAAGGCTTAACAGATTGTGGATTTGCATGACCTGTAACTGACATAATCTGACCCATTGAAACACCTGCCTCTACCATCTCAGTAGTACCTGTCCTTCTTAAATCAGCTATTCTAAGCTCATTAGGTAACCCACAGAGCTTGATAACCCTTCTTGCTACTATGGATAGCCTATGAAGTGAATAAGGCTTGTATGAGCCTCTTAGGGTGCTTGGATAGGGTGCGACATATTCTTGGAAGTCATAGTCTTGTTTCTGCTCCTTTAACATTTCAAGTAAATTTTCGCTGATAGGCAGGGTAACACTTGCACCTCTCTTAGATTGTTCAAGATTGAGTATGCCCTTGTCAAAATCTATGTTCTCAAACTTTAACATCCTCATATCTCCAACTCTCTGACACCATTCATATGACATTTGTATAATTAAACCTAAACTTCTATACTTAAAATCATTGTAACAGTAATCTAACATCTGTGTTATCTGTTCTCTTGTCCATACAACCTTTCTAGGCTTGGTAACTTTACACTTAAATGTAGAGAATGGATTGTATTCTGCATATCCCATCTCCATAGCAAAGGAATAAACTTTCCTAGATGTTGCAACCATGTGGTTTGCCATATAAATGCCACGTTTTAGCCACTTTTCATATGACTGCCTAGCCATAGCACCTGATAACTTATTTACTTTAGTTGTACAAATAAAATTTTTGTTGAGTTGAGTGCCTAACATTGACTCTAAACAATTCGTATAATCTACTTGAGTTTTATAGGCTAACATATTGAAATCACTAGATTTATAGTATTCGTTAACCAAATCTTTTATTGTCATCTTGCTCATTTTTTAACTCTCTTTCAATTTTGTTTTGTTCAACAAATCTGTTTAAAAATCTAGTAACAAAATCATCTATGCCATTACTGTGATAATGAACTTTGTATTTAGGTTTTCTTCTAGACCACCTGCCTGTAGTCCAATAATAAACATACTCCCTACCCTCTTCATTTTCTATGTAAATCAATGATGCAGGTAAATTTATACAATATTCAATCTCTTTTTCTTTGAGATAATTTTCAACAAACTCTAAACTTTCGTTTGTATCTTTTCTAAATACTGCATCTCCTTTAGAATTAGTTCTAACATATTTCCATTTGCCCATAATTTAATCTCTCCTAAACTCTATTATAACCCATGCTATGAACATAGGTATGAATGTTATAATATAGACTATCCAAACTAACAAGGAATAAACATTGTGCTTTTTTGAATAGTCCTTCCAAGATAATAATATCATATCATCTTCCTTTTGTTGTTGTTTTGTTTTAGTCATACAACTATAACTCTTGTGTCCAATAATTATATAAATCATTGATTGTTTTATCGTCTGCTTTTTTAATCCACTTCCAAGAATTGTTTGCTAACTTTTCTTGTTCAACAATAAATTTAATTTTATCTTCTTTTGTTATCATAATCCTACTCCAAAGTATCCAAATATAAATGCTACTGAACTAGCACCTAGTATTAACCAAATTAAATCTTCATTATTCATGTTCTCCCCCTTTGTCATTGTTATCTAACTCAAATCTTTTGCCATTGTAATATATAGCACGACTACGACTAGGTGTATGATATCCTTTTTGTATAAAGAAGTTTGGCTTTCTCTTTGCAGTTTCAAATGTTGCAACTGTTATTACTACTGCACCCAATATGAATACATGAGCAACTGCAGTTATACCAAACATCCACATACTACCAAAATACATAGAGAATGCAATACACCACATCCATGCTAACACTTGCATAACCATATGCCTAGTGTTTAAGTCAGGTATATGTCGCAAGGGATTGTATTCATAGTTCATGACAGATTGCCATGCATCATGTATTAATTTAATCATGTGTCCACTCCTCTTGTTTACAAAACAAATCTATACCAAAGTCATAACCTTGATTATAATAATGGTGTGATTTTTTCTCATCTCTTGTGCCATGTATCATAGCATCTGTAACACCATCTTTAAAATTTTCTATGATTTTATACTCTTTAATTTGGCTCTCAAGTTCTAACAAATTAATTTTTCTTTTCTCATATTGAGCATCTGTCTCAACGTAAGGTTTCATTTCTAATTGGTCTCTTTGTATACTCATGATAATAACTCCTTTGCTACTTCAAATACTGCATATGCATACAATAGTATTATTATTAATTTTAATGTCTTATTGAATGAATCATCAGACATCTTTACCCAATGTGGATAATCTTTTTTCTTAGCCATCATGATACCTTTATGGCTATATAAATACATAGTCCTATGATAACAAGTTTACCATAGTCGAGGTCATATTTTGTACCTTCTCCATATCTCTTGTTAAAATCTATGTTTAACCATTCTATTATTCTACCCCACATAATTATTCTCCTTTCTTTGTATCTATATAAATTCTCATGCAGGATGACTCACTTAAATTTTGTCCATAAGCAGTTCTTCCTTGTCCCTTGAGTTCATCCTTGATGTGCTGACCCTTTACTCTCAATATATATGATTCCCTATTAAGATACTTCTTACAAGTGTCTACAAACTCTTGACCTTCTGTGTCATTAGGTATCTCAGAGAATACATATCTCCATCCTTGAGTGTAACAATCTCTAGCATATGCCTTTCTCCATCTTTGTTCTTCCTTAGATAACTTATTTATTAGTTCTTCTTTTTCTTCTAGTTGTTCTTTTAAACTTTCTAGTTGATTAGATAAACTAACACCTTCATCAAGAGCCTCATCTTTTTCTTTTCGTAATTCTTCAAGAGTATAGTCTTTAGGTTTAACTTCGAGTTTTTTTTCTTCAATGATATCATTTAAAGTTTTTACTTCACTCCTTAAACCATCAATTATTTTTTCTTGGTAAAGTAGCTGAGTATCTTTCTTTTCTAAGGCATCACTTATTTTAATTATATTTTTAACTAATTTTTTAACTTGCATTGTTATTTCTCCTATTAAGTTCTTGGTTAAATGCTTGTTGGAATCCACTATAACCATCAAAGCATGATACAATGGATTCAAATTCATGTAAAGGTAAATCTTTAATTATATGACTAATCGTAGGAATATTAAATCCATTTCCTAACATTTTATATCGTTGTGTCTTTGATACATGATTAGTATAATTGTCAGGTAAACCTTGTAATCTTTCGCATTCTAATGGTGTTAACTTTCTCCATGTCATACCTTTTACAATCACATTATCTTTTTGTACTGTTGTTAAACAATTTGTTTTACCATCTTGTCTAACCTCTATTTGTGTTGTAAATGGTAAGTCTAGTTGATTATCTTTTCTTGTACCATTTTCATCTAATCTTCTATTGACAATACGACCACCTTTAGTTGAATAAGTAGCAACCTTAGGTTCTCTATTACCACCTTGCATTGTTAATAGTGTAGGTGATTTTCCCTCTTGGTGGTATACTCTCTTGGCTTGTTCATGTTTATAGTGTGCATACTCTTCAGCATGACCTACTTCAATACAACCTACCATAGTTCGTTGTTTTCTTTGTATGCTATTCCACCAAACTGCACCATTGTATGTAGCAGTAAGACAATGTGATTTACCATTGGCATTGGTCATCTCTTTACAAGCTATACCATCTTCTTCTAGTATGTCTTGTAAGATTATATTTTTATCTTGTATATCACAATCTATAGGAAAGTTTGTCCAATATAATCTCTTTCTATTTTGTGCAGTAAATAGACTAGAGTTTAACATCAATGGTTGTACACCTAGATAACTAGATATTACATCTTGATATTCTTTTTTCATTATAACATTTTCTAGTAGAAAGTATTTAGGTTTAAGTTTATCTCTTAATCTAACAAACTCAAAAAACAATTTACTTCTTTCGTCAGCAAAGTTTAGTTGTTTTCCTGCAAAACTAAATCCTTGACATGGACTACCACCTACTAATATGTCAGTTGATTGTTGCCATTGATATGGTTGTATGTCTTGTATATCTCCTAACTGTATTGTGTTAGGAAAGTTTGCTTGTGTTACCTTGATAGGATATTTATCAATCTCACTAGCATAGTATTTTACATTGTGTTGCATTGTAGTTTCTCCTAGTTATATAAATATAATACATTGTTTTATCTTGTTGTCAACTAAAACAACCAAGAACTTCTTGTAATTAATATGTGTAATATTTCTCCAAACAATATTAATCCTATTATTATTTCCATTATTTAATATCCATTAAAGCAGTTGTCTTCATACAACCTATTTGAATTATTTCAAATTTAGTTATACGAGGTTGAAATTTTTCATATACATCTCTATCTAAGTCAGATTTATTATCAATATAAAACTGATTACATTCTTGTTCTGTCTTAAAGTAATGAGAAGATAAGACACCTTGTAAAGTTCTAGTGTCTGTCATTAGTAATACATATAATACCCAAGTCATTTTTTATTCTCCTAGTTTTAGTTGTATAATTAAGCTATCTTATTTTTATATTCTTTTATATCCTTTTCAAAAGTCTTAATACTTTGTGATAATTCCATAGTTAAATCTAATCCATCAAGTACACCTTGATATCTTTCCTCACTTACCTTTCCAAATATACCACAATGTCTTATGTATAGTCTTCTAAGTAATTCTACTTTAATTAAATGTGAGCTTGGCTTAGTCATTTTCATTACTCCTTATTTACTATTGCCTCTTCAATATCTATTTGTAATTCCTTTAGTTCTTCTAAAGTGAATACATCTCTAATCAAAAACTTTGTATTAAATAATTGATTTTTCCAATAAATTTTTGCATCTTCATTTGTCATTTCATATACCTTTCTATTTGTTTATATAAGTAGTCTAAGCTATTTTCA